TTATTTTTTCTTGTAAATATCGGCGGTGCCGTGAATTTTGTTGTTTGTATTACCGGAAGTCAGCACCAGTACATCAGCACCTTCTTTATCGGCCTTTTCGACCAGCTCTTTTTTCGCATCGTCGACAGAGACTTCGTTAGCCGTGCTCACGGTACCGATTTTTTCATACTGAGACTCAACTTTCTCAAACTCGTTTTTCGTCAGCAGTTCAGCCGCAAAGGTATTGGTGGTAAACAGAAATGCAGCGCCCATCAAAATAGCAGTCGTTTTTTTCATAACCTTTTTCCTTGAGATTAATCAGCAACTACAAAAAGCCCCACGAGTGAGAGTGAGGTGATATGAGCATGGTAGAGGAATAACAAAATTGCCACAGCGTAAGAAAAATACTGTTATAACAGTCAATTGTGCTGTGAAAAATGTGCGTTAACGCTACTTTCGCGATGGGTGTTTCATGAAGAAAATCAGGCTGGCTTGAAACTGGCGTAAGCGCCTGTTTTTAAATGGCACGCCCTGTAGGATTCGAACCTACGACCTACGGCTTAGAAGAACGTAGAGTACTATTTAACGCACTGTAATATCATTGGTTTTTCCGCGCTCGCAACGCGTTTGTGTCATTACGTGTCGTTACCTGCTTTCTCGTTTTCTTGTGATACATCCATGCATGACACATCTATGACACAGAGAATGCATAGCCATGCCACCAGACATCGCTATGTAATTTCCCGATCCACCAACTTTGCGTAGCTCCTTCCAGTTTCGCAACTTGCCGCTTTACGCCCAATGCCTTCATCAGCATAATCACCACCGATCCGATTGTAAGATTTATCAGGTGCGCACCTCTTTTATCGGACAACAAGCAAATCTGAAAATCTCGTAGTATATCGAGGCGACAGCATTTCACGCTTCATCTGCCACTGCTGCTGTATACCCTGCCCGGCAAAATAGAGCGTGCCCTTTCCGTCCTTTGCATTCAGGTGATCCAGTACTTCCATTAACTTCTCGCTACCAGCTCGAGGCGCACTGTCGTCGAACAGATTGAGCTGGGCCACCCCCTGACTGAAGAAGTCACCCAGCATGACGCCCGCTTTCTGGTACCGGTGACCGTCCTTCCATATTTTGTCCAGACACTTTACCGCGGCGTTGATGATGTCTCTGCTGTCCTGAGTTGGCGTGAGCAGCCTTACCGATGCGCTGTTTCCGTAATACGGCTCATTAAGGGCAAATGGAGAGGTCTTGACGAAAGCGGATATAAAACGGCAATACTGGTGCTCGCCGCGAAGCTTTTCAGCACCACGGGCCGCGTAGCTGCAAATAGCCTGCCGCATTTGCTCATAGTCAGTAATGCGTTCGCCAAAAGATCGGCTGCATACAATTTCCTGCTTCACCGGCGCGAACTCTTCCAGATCCAGGCATGGCTCGCCGCGCAGCTCACGGACGGTTCGCTCCAGCACCACATTAAAGTGCTTACGGATAATCCACGTGCTCTGTTCTGAGAGATCCAGCGCCGTTTTGATGCCCATAGCGTTCAGCTTCTTGCTGATGCGCCGGCCAACGCCCCAGACATCCTCCACAGGAACAAGCGCCAGTAGCCTTCGCTGCCGGTCGACGTTTGAGAGGTCAACCACCCCGCCCGTCTGCCGCTGCCATTTTTTCGCAGCATGGTTAGCCAGCTTAGCCAACGTCTTGGTCTGAGCTATGCCGACCCCCACTGTAAGATGCGTTCGCTGTAATATCGTCGCGCGGATTTCTCTCCCAAATTCAGTCAGGTCCCGGCAGTTTCTTACGCCGGTCAGATCGCAGAATGCTTCGTCTATGCTGTAAATTTCCACGCGCGGGCTCATTTCTTCCAGCGTGGTCATTACCCGGCTGGACATGTCTGCGTAGAGTTCGTAGTTGCTACTGAAGCAAACAACCCCGGCTCGCCGGAACAACTCCTTTTGCTTGAAGAACGGCTCTCCCATCGCTATCCCGGCAGCCTTTGCCTCAGCGCTACGTGCTATTACGCAGCCGTCATTATTCGACAGAACGACAACTGGCCGCCCGCGCAGGTCGGGTCTGAATACTGTTTCACAGCTGGCATAAAATGAGTTCACATCGACCAGGGCAAACATCACATCACCGGATTGTCGTCTGTGAACGCCGCAGCGCCATTGATAAAAAAGGTCACAACTCCCATGACATCGACTTCATCTAAAGCATCACCTTCTATGCATTCACCGTCTTCGGTGATGAGCGAACCGCCCATAACGACCGCGAACTGTAGTTGTCCGAACGCATTTACCAGCACGCGTGTTCCGTTGGATGGCACAAGATCAGGCTGAAAAAGCGCATAACCGCCTGACGTTTCAACCAAGCAGGAGTAGCGGTTAACGCCACATAATTTATCAAGCCTGAATCGCTGAGCTTTTGCCTCCATGGCCACCTCCCAAAACAACTGTATTTATATACAGCATCGTCAAATATGAGAGTCGATCAAGTTGGACAGTGATGCTAAACTTCAGACCTTTCCGAATTCACTGATTTCTATAATGTTAAAGTTATTCGCCAAGTACACATCAATAGGTGTTATCAACACGCTCATTCATTGGGTGGTGTTCGCCGTTTGCATTTACGCATTCCATACAGGTCAGGCACTTGGCAACTTCGCCGGTTTCGTCGTAGCGGTGTCGTTCAGCTTCTTTGCAAACGCCAGGTTCACTTTTAAGTCCTCCACAACCACCATGCGCTACATGCTGTATGTTGGATTTATGGGAACCTTGAGCGCAGCTGTTGGTTGGGCTGCCGATAAGTCCGGTATGGCCCCTATCATCACATTAGTCGTGTTCTCCGCCATCAGTCTGGTGTGCGGTTTCATTTATTCAAAGTTCATTGTCTTTAGGGATGCGAAATGAAAATTTCTCTGGTCGTTCCCGTCTTCAACGAAGAAGACGCGATACCTATTTTTTATAAAACCGTTCGGGAATTTGAAGGTCTTAAGCAGCATGAAGTCGAAATAGTCTTCATCAATGACGGCAGTAAAGACGCGACAGAATCAATTATTAAAGCGCTTGCTGTTGCCGATCCGCTGGTTGTTCCACTGTCATTCACAAGAAACTTCGGTAAAGAGCCCGCGCTGTTCGCCGGGCTTGACCACGCAACCGGTGAAGCAATCATCCCCATTGACGTAGATTTGCAGGACCCTATAGAGGTAATCCCACACCTGATTGAGAAGTGGCAGGCCGGTGCGGAAATGGTTCTGGCAAAGCGTTCTGATCGCTCTACCGACAGCAGATTAAAGCGTAAATCTGCCGAGTGGTTCTATAAACTCCACAATAAAATCAGCAATCCAAAGATTGAAGAAAACGTGGGTGATTTTCGCCTGATGTCGCGTGATGTTGTAGAAAACATAAAGCTCATGCCAGAACGCAATCTGTTCATGAAAGGCATATTGAGCTGGGTTGGTGGTCGCACTGATGTTGTTGAATACGCGCGTGCTGAGCGCGTTGCCGGTAATACAAAATTCAATGGATGGAAATTGTGGAACCTTGCCCTTGAAGGGATCACAAGCTTTTCCACATTCCCTCTCCGTATGTGGACTTATATAGGGTTGTTTGTTGCGGGGCTTTCATTCCTGTACGGTGCGTGGATGATTGTTGACACGCTGGCATTTGGAAATCCAGTTCGTGGGTATCCATCCTTGCTAGTATCTATTTTGTTCCTTGGCGGCGTGCAGCTTATAGGGATCGGTGTGCTTGGTGAGTACATTGGCAGAATATATGTTGAGGTCAAAAACAGACCTAGATACATTCTTAAGGGTAACAAATGAGCATTGAAAACAAAAACAACCAATATTTTGCATTATTTTTAATGCTCTTGGTTATTTTTCTACCTTTTATTACGTCAAATATCTACTACATTGATGACATTGGTAGATCTTCCGAAGGATATACCCGATGGGGAATAGACGGCAGGCCTTTTGCCGATGCCGTTATGATTGCATTAAACTTTGGAAAGCATATCGCTGATATGCACCCACTGCCACATATCTTAGCGCTCGGGTTTATTTTATTTACATTTTATAACTTCAGAAATGAATATGTTGGTAAAGACATTTATGCATCACTTGTAATGGTGAGCTTTTTTTCATCGCCTTTTATATTCGAGGTTTTAACTTATAGATTTGACGTGCTAACAATAATGATTGGCATATCGCTTTGCTTTAATGCTTTTTACGTGAGATGTAAATCTCATTTGTTATCATATGTTACACAAACGCTTATCTTAGTTGCAGCGTTATCATCGTATCAAATAGTAATTAATGTGTTCTTGATTCTAGTCGTGATGGAGTTCGCGAGCTCTGTTGCAAAAAATATAAACAATAAAGATATAATTATAAGAGGGGTGACTAGATTATCGCAGGCATCCTTATCTCTTCTTGTTTACATGAAAATAGTATTACCTGCATCTTTCGATGGGGAGCATGGAGATAATCACCCAAGTATATCAAGCAACCTTTTTAATTCTTTAATTGAAAACTCGAACAGTTATTACAAATATTTTTGTGAGTCACTTTTCGGGGGCGCAACTACTTATATACTAGCAATAGTGGTCGCAATTGGGTTTGTTAGTTCATTAATAATATCGTCCGCTTACTATAAACAAAATGGGTCAAGGGGTTTAATTTGCTCACTGCTTTTAATAATTACTCCTTTTTTAGCCATTCCATTGACAATGGTAAGCTTGCTTGCTCTTGATTCATCAATCTCTCACTTCCCAAGAGTATATATTGGTATTTCAGCTTACATAATGTATATATGTTTTCTTTTTTATAAAGCATGCAGTATTTCTAAGCTAGAAACATTAAAGGCCATGATTCTCATCCCAATTATCTATGGAACTGGATATGGTTATTCATATGTCAATGCATTATCCGATCAAGATAAACTTAACAGGCAAACTATCTACTCGATTAAAGAAAGCACGAAGGATATTGATTACAATACTGTATATCCGATATTTGTTGGTAATGCGCCAGAGTCCCCAGTGCTCAGCAACGCAAAAAGGAACTACCCATTAATTTCCAGTATGGTAGTAAATTACTTCAGCACATGGTATTGGCCGCATCGCTACTGGTCATTTAATGGATATCATCAACTGTATCTTAGAAAGAAAACCGGATTGATTGATTATAATAAAAAAATGATGTGTTCTTTTGAAGTATACAAAAAAACCCAGGATTTCACTATAAGGAAGAACGGCGACATAATTATAATCGACTTTAATAGGTCGAAATGTTAAATAAATAAAGGGCGCTAAACGCGCCCTTCCATTCACACATTTCCTACATTGAACTTCTTGTTTGTTAGTCCTAGAGTGGTGTTATTAGACCCTCCTGAATATTCATTGTAAACCATTGCAATATCGCACGTTATGAATGCATCAAGCGACTCCCACCCTGCAAATGTAATTATAATCCTGCCGTCTGTTTCACACCTAATAGACGGATTTAATGCCGTTCCTGTTGTGTACAAAGTATTTGTATTGCCCGTTAATGTTACATTTCCTGCTGTAGTACCTTGTACCAATTGTCCAACTACACTGCCACCCCATGTACTTGTGCTTCCTGATGAAGGGGATGTCGCTTTAATATTAACAGAAAGGAAACAGATTGTTCTATATACACTCATCGATCCAATCTGGAAGCTTGATGCATCACCTGATGCTTTTCTTATCGTACATGTGGTTTTAAGCGATTGATATGCATTTTTAACAGCATTTTTAGTTGTGAAATCATAAAGATTGCAGTTATTAAACATGACCTTATCGCCATAGTTTTGAGCATACAATGCCATTTCTGGTGCAGAGACATTATCCAAAACTATTTGCCCACTAGAGGTCGCCGCCCCTGCTAATTGGTTAGTGTTTAAATATACACTACCACCATTCAACTTTCTTACTACAAGATCTTTTAGGTGAAACCCATTTACGCTATCACCAGATTTCCAGTTATCTCCACTATTGAAATTATATACCCAAGCGTTATTGCCGGAATCCCCACCTCCTAACTCAATCCTACCTTTTATATATATGTTGGAATAAACATATCCTCTTGCTGTCACATCTCCTATAGTTTCATCAATCATTTTAGTAGTACCTATCACACTCCCCCAATTCCCACCAACAACATCGTAATCTATTGTGATATTTCGCATCACTCCTGAGATAAGTGGCTCTGTTATTGAGCTGTCCCATCCCCAATCCAACCATATTGGTGCTACACGATAAGGAAGTGTGTATCGTCCTGTGCTCCGATATTTATACTTAACATATAAATTACTAACCTGATTGTCCATATTTCCGTTAAAGAAATACATCTTTATGGGGGTACCCTGCTGGGTGTCAACGGCATCAACGGTTATCTGTCCGCCTGCGCATTTATTCTGCAAAAAGAAATCTCGTCTACATCCATTATTAGTTGTATAGATATCAACTGTTCCAATGTCAGTAATTGAGTGTGGATATCTGGTGTCGTTGTTTACGCTTCTTGCATAAAGATTTTTTACCGTATGCGCTTCATATCCTTGGTAACACTTATTAGTCTTACCAATAAATGTGAAGTTATCGCATCCATTCAGGCGCAGTGGGGTCAGTCCGCGCTTATCATCACCCACATACTCAAGGGTGGAAGATGCATCCACTTCAAACACCAGATTGGTGATATTCGTCAGGTCGAACACGCGCGTCAGGTCAAATGCACCGGAGTAAAGCAGGGTGTCCCTGATAACCAGTCCGCGGATTTCAAGCCAGTCCATATTGCTCAGGGTTACGATCGTACCTAAGCCACCGCTACCTGGGCCAAAGTTCACAACCTGGTCAAAAATAATTTCAACGTTTTTTAGGTTATTAGATGTGATGTAAGACTGCAAAGATTGCAGCGTACCGAATCGGGAGAAGTAAAGGACACGTTTATTTACAACCGAATCAAGAGCATCTTTTACTGTAGATGAGCCGTAGCCGACCAGACTTGCCTTTTCACCGCTGGCAAGATCAGTTCTTAGTGATGCATCGCCTACGCTAAGCCATGCACCAGGTCCGATTCCTCCTGATGTTTCCGGCGTAGAGCCAGGTGCTACGCTCTTTGGTAACTCGCCATCCCAACGATAATATTCGCCGGTAGCCTCATAGCGTAGCACCTGATTAGGAAGCGTAAGATTATTCCCATCTTCGAAGCTATCAAGAGTGATATACCCGAGGCTTGAAATAGCCGTTGATGCTGTGTAATTGATGCCAGCTATTGTCCAGTGCTGATTACCAAACCTGTCAGCGTATGTATGAGCAGGCGATGTAACGAATTCGTCAATTTTCCCCGCGTTATACTTCAGGTCGCGATAAGATTCGCTTGGTACTGGCAAATTGGTAGGTTGAGTAGCCATATTGATTCCATAAAAAACCCGGCGCGGTGGCCGGGTTCGGTTGGTCGGGGACGGTTCTTATTGGTAGATGGCGTCGCTGTATTCCGCGACGGTCAGGGAAACCGTGTTATCTGTGTTCGGTTTGATGCTGTTGACCGTCCATAGCTGACTGTCCAGTTCCTCCACTGTCGCAATGAGGTAGCGCGACGGAAGCTGCACAATGTCACCGTTCCATATGTTGAGCTGAATGTTAGGGATAGCCGCGGTGAATCCGTACTTCGTGTCGCTACGGGCGGTGGCCGGATAACGAAGAGTTGGGTTACCCAGGCTGTCGGTAACCAGCACATACATCGATCCGGTAAACGTGATCGGCTCGCTGGTATCGAAGTCATTCCCGGAGCGGCCGGTGACGTAACCACCCTGCTGGTTGCTGTCGTAGATGTCTGGCATCTGGATGACGCTACCGACCTGGATAATGCCGTCCTCAAACACTTTGGCGTTCATCTTCACGCGCGAGTAGATAAGGCGCTTGGTTTCGCGTAATGCGCGCTCCCGGGCCTGATACTCATTACGGAAGCCGACGATCTCCAGCTTGTTCGGGTTCTCCGCTTCCTGTTCAACGATAGCGCCGTTCAGCACGCGGTAGTTGATGTACGTCTTGTTGTTCGTGGTCGGGTGAACGTAGGACACCTGCACGCCGTCATAACCGCCTGGAAGAGTAGCTTCGTACGTCATTTTGTACTCGTCCGTCTTCATGTTGGCCCGGTTGAATACGGCCGCCGGGTAATCAACCTTCTGGTCTCGAGTAAACGTCAGCACGCCGTCATCCCAGTACGCCACCACCGACGCCGCATTGCAGATCGCCTGCACGCGGTCGCCGAGTGAGTCGTTCTCGTCGTCAAACGTGTAGTCGAAGTAGCCCAGTCGCTCATCAGGCAGGCTTTCGGCGATCGAGTACAGCCCGTACAGGTCAATGCTGCTTACCGGCTGCTCACCCATGATGAGCCAGGTGTGAGCCACTGCATCAGCGAACGAGCGCGACGGCCTCAGGGTGTAATCCACCGTCTGCGTGTCCAGGTCGTACGTAATGGTATGGCGCGTCACCAGTGCGTTATATTTGCGCTCGCGGCTGCCAAGAGCGTTCTCTGTCGCGCGGACTTTTACTCGCACAAGCGTGTCGGTAGGATGAACGACGTTTGTCCTGATGTTGATGCTGTGGATCTCTTCGACCTTGAGCAGTGACGCGTCAGCGTGCCACGCTGCGCTTCTGCAACGACGTAATCCATCGCCCACAGGTTTTGCTCGCCACCTTCCAGAAGATGGTCATCAAGAATGGCCTGCACTGCTTCCAGCAGGTCAGCCAGTTCCTGCGCCGACATGTCGTAGATGAACTTTCCGGCGTTGACCTGATAGAGCCGCATATCCTCGCCGTGGTCATGACAAAGGATGTGCCAGTTATGGCTGTTTACCTCTCGCTCTCGTCCGATCAGGCGCTGGTCGAAAAGGGCTTTCAGTGCGCGCTTGATGCCGAGATACCGCTCTTCGATATCCCGGAACATCGCGGTTACCTGCTTTGCCGATCGGGTAGGGTCAACCTTGCTGCGCGGAACTATCGGCAGGCCCACCTTTGCCGTCTGTTCTGGTGTCATCGGCCAGTGGATCATCGGTTGTCACCTTATCGTCCGGGTTAGGCGGTTCTTTTGGCCCTGGCAGAGGGTCGAGCCCAACGATCTCACGCAACTCATTGGCAGTGAATGGCGGTTCGCCACCGTAGAAGCCAGATGTTTTCTGCACGATGTCGGCCAGTTTCGAAGCGTTCTCGATCTTCTCCTTCTCGCCTGGCGCCAGCAGGTCGCTCCACGAGATTGTGACCTCACCTTTGGTTGGAGGGTCAATGATGCCAAGCGTCCAGAAGCGCTCAAGCAGCGCAGTGATGCGGTCTGTCAGGAAGCCATTGCGGCGCGTGTTGCGTCGAATAGCCCAGTCCGTTTTATCCTCGTCGCTCGCCAATCGCCCGGTCTGCTGACCAAACAGTATGGTGAACGGGATTTGCACGGAGGCGGCCAGCTCGTTCGCAGTGACTTCCCACGTTGGGCCAGGATCGCCGGGCGTAACGCTAAGAACGTGCATCTGCCCTGCCTGCATAACAGCCGCCGCGTCGGTTCCCCGGTTCAGCTTGTTGACCTTATCGCCCATCGCTTCGCCAAGATCGGCATAACCGGCCTTTTTGGCCTGGTCTGCCAGCGTAGCCATATCGGTTTCTTTGCTGAACTCCACCGCAATCTGACGACTGGCATTCTTCAGGAAACCCTCAGCTCCGCCGCCCGAAATCTTCTCAAGGTCGAGCCCTTTGTTGAAACCAGACTCCAGCAGAGGTATTCCGGACAAGACGTTGTCGTCCTCAGACCCTTCACAGAACAGGATCACCCGGCTCGGATGCACAGGCTCGCCGCGCATGGGGCCAACAAATGCTTCGTCGCCGACAGGCTGCTCATTGAAGTTGAACATCTTCGGCTGGCCGAACGTTTCTGACTGACGGTCGTTATCCCATTTGGAGACTGTTAACTGCGGCTCCCATACGGGGATAAGCTTTACCAGCGCTGACTCGCCGAGTCGTTTTACTAAAGCCTTATCGACTTCCTGATCCCAGTTCCGATTGTCTTTCACCTGTAGCAGGAGCGCTGAGTAACGCCCAACCATATTGCGGCGGTCGGCATCCTTCACCTTCGGCCACAGCTTCTTCATGAGCTTGGTGACTTTCTTTTCCCTGGCGTTTGTATTCTTCGCCTCCTGAGCTTCATCACCGTCAACAATGACCGGATAGTCTTGCCAGCAACCATCCAGCAGGCGATGCACCACAGCGAAGCCAGCAGCGTTGCGGCGGTACATGTTGTAGAAGTCGTTGAAGGTGATTGTGCGCGGGTAGCCAAATTCCTGGTAAAGCGTCGGTCGCTTCGTGTTGCCGCCACCGATGCCGATGGCATTCAGGTAATTCGCTCGCCTCATTTCAGTGGCGAGGTTATTCACAGCCAGTTGAAGGCCGTTATCTTGTTCGCTCACTGGCGATGCTCCTTAGAAGAATACTGTGCCGACCTGCTTGCGGTTGTTCTTCGTCACAGCGAAGTAACGGAAGCTATCGGCACCGTGCGAAGTGGCGTCATGGAGAGGTTTGTCTTTCCAGCAGCCGCGCTTGTCGTCCCACTCCTTCCGGTAGCCCTCAAGGTGAGAGATACCTTCCGAGCATTTCTCCTCATCAAATACGCATTTCGGGAGGATTTCACGCGCCGACTCAATGCCGGTATCGATGCCAGCTTTCGGCACCACTTTGAAATTCAGTGAGTACATCTGACCGTCGATTTCGTACCCTTCGCGCGCCAGCTCTTTGCGTGACTTCGCATCAGCTGCGAACTCGCGGTTTTCGATGTCGTGCGGCCCCCAGTGTTCGCCGTACTCATAGCCGCGGTCTTTCAACACCTTCATGTAGTGCCTCAGCCCCTCGCCGGAGTTTTCGTAGTAGTCGATGATGTGGAACTCTTCGCCAACCTCGCGAACGAACCAGATCGCCGTGGAGTCACCCACACCGATATCCCAGAACGTGTGCACCGGCAGGTGTGAGTTATCCGGGATTTGGCCGATCCGCTTGTTGGCGTAGAGCCATCGGAACTGTTTGGCGTAGTACGCGCCATCCACCGACTGCTGGAACGCCTCGGCCGGTATGGTCGGGTAAGCGGTCACTCGATGACGATAAGACCAAAATCGAATATTTCCTGCGGCATTTCTCCGGCCGGGATATTTCAACCATCACAGCTGATCAGGTTCATGAGGCTGTTTCGAAGATGGTCAATCGTAAGCATATTCAGGTCTGGGAGTCGCGCAGGGACGCGGCTATACGCCGGGGGAAGGAACCGCCTCCGTATGTTGAGAAACCGGTAAGCCAGGCCACAAAGAGCCAGCACCTTTCGTTCATGCGATCTCTGTTCAAGGCTGCGGCTAATGACTGGGGCTGGATTAAAACGGCCCCGGTTATAAAAACCAAAAAGCCGATCAGCAAACGCATCCGATGGCTGACCAGGGAAGAGGCAGAACGGTTAATTGCCTGCATGCCGGAGTCGATAAAGCCGGTGGTGATATTTGCACTGGCAACCGGCCTGCGCCGCTCCAACATCATTGATCTGGAGTGGCAGCAGGTCGATATGCAGAGAAAGGTTGCATGGGTAAATCCGGAGAACGCGAAGGCGGGCAAGGCTATCGGCGTGGCTCTGAATGATACCGCATGCAGGGTGTTAAGGGATCAGATCGGGAAAAGTTCCAGGTGGGTATTCGTTCACACGAAGCCATCAACGCGCCCGGATAAAACCGTCACTCCGGCTGTCCGAAAAATGCGAGTGGATGACAATGTCGCCTGGCGCATTGGACTGGAAAGAGCGGGTATAGAGGACTTCCGTTTTCACGACCTCCGGCATACCTGGGCGAGCTGGTTAATTCAGTCCGGCGTGCCGTTGTCCGTTCTGCAAGAAATGGGCGGCTGGGAGTCCATCGAAATGGTCCGTCGATACGCTCACCTGGCACCGAACCACTTAAGCGAACACGCACGGAAAATTGATGCCATTTTTGGCAACCATGACACAAATACGACACAAGGAGAAAATCAGGCTGGCTTGAAACTGGCGTAA